GACGTTGGGAAATTTCTACTACAGAAAATTCCTAGCGTTGTAGGTGCTATAGCGGGAGATACTCCGGTGGGCAGTGTTATAAAAGCCATTATAGGTGGCTCTGACATGCCACAGGAAGATAAAGATATTGCTCTTAAGAAGTTACAACAAGAAATACATGAATTTGATGGTATAACAAAAAGATGGGTAGCTGATTCCAGAAGCGGATCATGGCTTGCATCTAATGTTCGACCATTGACACTAGCTTTTCTAACAGTTGCTTTTGTTATTGGATGGGCATATCAACTAGATGGTTTAGATACAGTAAAATCACTTTTACAAATAGTTTTTATGGGATACTTTGGTTCTCGTGGATTCGAAAAAGTAATGGGTAACAATAAACATAAATGACATTAACAGACTTAAAAGTTTACGCACTAAATTCAACAGCACTAGTTGCTAGCCTGCAGGACATAGGATTAAACCCTACACTAAAAACTGCAGTATTATTATTAACTATAATATATACTTCAATAAATATCTACAAAAAACTACAATAATATGAAATTGAAATACTTTACCGACGCGGACGATTTTGGAGGTAACATGGATAAGATGGACGTAAAGCTTTTAGGTATGCTTGATGCTCTTAGAAAAGAGTATGGCTACCCTATAGTAATTAACTCATCTTATAGATCACCAGATCATCCTATTGAAGCCAAAAAAACAAAACCAGGTGAGCATGCGCACGGAGCAGCTGTTGATATTAAATGTATTGGGGGCGAAGCTACATTCAAACTAGTTGCTGCTGCAATTAAATGTGGTTTTAAACGTATAGGTATTTCAAGAAAAAAAGGTTTTGTCCATGTAGGTGTTGGCTATCCAGGAGCACCTAGTATTACAATTTGGACATATTAAAAATAAATACAATGAAATTAATTAGAAAAATAAGTATTGGCCAAGACTATAAGAACGAGGCTATGCACTACGCAGTAGGACAAGAAGTATACGGTGGTCATAAGATATGTGATATTATTGAAGAAGATGGATCTTACAATATATACATTGAAAAGAAGGGGTCTCAATTACCTTGGAAGAATTTTAATAGCAATATGGCAATCTCAATTGAATACAACTTAGATTACTAAATGAAATCACTTTACAATTATATTATATCAACTAACAATAGATATGACAACAAAGTATCTGTTGGCGATAACGAACTAATACTTAACACAGAAATTACAGAACGTGATTACATGTTTGTTAATAGAATAGGAACCGTTATAAACTCCCCAATAAATTTAGAATCCCCTATAAATACTAATGATGAAGTTATAGTGCATCATAATGTTTTTAGAAGGTGGTACGATGTTAAAGGTAGAGAAAGAAACTCTGGCAACTATGTTAACGAAAACACATACACTGTTTCTCCAGATCAAATATTTGCTTACAAACAAAATGGTAGTTGGCATTGTCCTGTACAGTATTGCTTTGTTAAGCCTTTAGAGAATGAAGACGTATGGAGCTTAAACAGCGAGCAAGAACTATTGGGAGAGCTTACATATACAAATGAGTATTTAAAGTCCTTAGGATTGACCTGTGGAGATATTGTGGGGTTTACACCTAATTCAGAATACGAGTTTAATATAGATGGAAGTAAATTATATAGAATTTTATCAAAAGACATAACCATCAACTATGGACATAACAAAAACAAAAAAGTTACTTCTTAATGCAGCTGAAAATTCAATTAGCGAATTAATTAAAGTAATGAACAGAAAAATGGATTCAAAAGAAATTGATCCTGAAAAAGTAAAAGTTTCAGCTTCTGCTTATAGACTTGCAATGGATGACGCAATGGCTATGATTGAAAAAGTTGAAGAGCTAAAAAACATAAGCAATGACACTAAGAAAAGTGAGGCTAGTTTTTTTGGTGTTGAAGATAGAGTAAAATAATGTATCAACAAACACTCTACTCGGTAACACGAGAACATTTAGAAAAAAAATATATAAAAAAACTTAATAAATCCAAGTCATTCAATTATGGATTTAATGAAGATTTAGATTGCGTTATAATAAGTAAAGACGGAACACTGGGTGATATATATGTGATTAATGGCTTAAGAATAGGTCTACCATCAGAGCCAGAAAAAGTTCAGTCAAATAGTAATATTCCGGAAGAACAAGTATATACTAGAACGCAAAAGCCCGAAACTCTGGATAAAATTAAAACATTAAATGATTTTAAACAATATCCTGATAATATTAAAGAAAAGTATTACGATTACATTAGTAGTGAGTATAATAAGCGTAGGGATGGTGATTGGTTCATGTGTAACGGTGAAGCCCAATACATTTCAGGCGCTCACTATGTCTACCTTAACTGGACAAAAATTGATGTTGGGCTACCAGACTTCAGGCAGGCAAACAGAATATTATATTTATTCTGGGAAGCATGTTGTGCAGATGCAAGAAGTTATGGAATGTGCTACCTTAAAAATAGACGATCTGGTTTCTCGTTCATGGCTTCGTCAGAAACTGTTAACCAGGCTACGATTTCTAGAGACTCAAGATTTGGGATATTATCAAAGTCCGGGGCAGATGCTAAAAAGATGTTTACAGACAAAGTTGTTCCAATATCATCAAACTATCCTTTTTTCTTCAAACCGACGCAGGATGGAATGGAACGCCCAAAAACGGAGTTATCATATAAAGTACCGTCAAGAAGGCTTACACGTAAATCCATTAAAGAAACAAACGAGGAGGACGACCAGAAAGGTCTTGACACCACGATCGACTGGAAGAATACGGGAGACAACTCGTACGATGGAGAAAAACTAAAATTGCTGGTCCATGATGAGTCCGGTAAATGGGAGCGCCCAGATAATATTCTTAACAACTGGCGAGTAACTAAAACTTGTTTAAGACTTGGTGCTAAAATAGTTGGTAAATGCATGATGGGCTCTACTTCAAACGCTATTAAAAAAGGTGGTGGTAATTTTAAAAAACTATACTATGACTCAAACGTTAGAAAACGAAACCGTAATGGGCAAACTGCTAGTGGATTATATAGTTTGTTCATACCTATGGAATGGAACTTCGAGGGATTCATTGATATGTATGGATTTCCTGTCTTCGATAATCCAGAAAAGCCAGTCAAAGGAATTGATGGAGAGCTTATCTACTCAGGAGTTATCGAGCATTGGGAGAATGAAGCAGATGGGCTTAGAGATAATAACGATGGACTAAACGAGTATTACAGACAATTTCCTAGGACAGAAAAACACGCATTTAGAGATGAAATTGCAAAGTCTTTATTTAATTTAAATAAAATATACGAGCAAACAGATTTTAATGAAGAGCTTACTAAAAACGGCTATGTTACAAAAGGGTCGTTTCAATGGAAGAATGGAGTTAAAGATTCTGAAGTTTATTTCAGCCCTAACCCTAATGGTAGATTTAGAGTGTCTTGGATACCTCCTGTAAGTATGCAAAATAATATTATAGTTAAAAATGGCATTAAACATCCGGGCAATAAAGATCTTGGAGCTTTTGGCTGTGATAGTTATGATATATCTGGAACAACAGATGGCAGCGGTTCAAATGGAGCTTTGCATGGATTAACAACATTTAGCATGTTATCTGAAGTGCCATCTAGTCAATTCTTTTTAGAATACGTAGCTAGACCACAAACTGCTGAGATATTTTTTGAAGATGTTCTTATGGCAATGATATTTTATGGAATGCCAATACTAGCGGAGAATAATAAACCTAGATTATTATATCATATTAAAAGACGAGGTTATCGTGGTTATTCAATGAACAGACCCGATAAGGTTCGTAGTAAATTATCAGTTACAGAAAAAGAGTTAGGTGGTATACCTAATTCGTCAGAGGACATAAAACAGGCACATGCTGCAGCAATTGAAAGCTATATTGAAGACCATGTTGGTTTTAACGAAGAGGGCGATTGCGGTAAAATGTACTTTCAAAGAACTCTTGAAGACTGGGCTGGGTTTGACATTAATAAAAGAACAAAGTTTGATGCATCAATTAGTTCTGGTTTAGCCATTATGGCTTGCCAACGACATTTATATGCTTCCAAAACAAAAAGAGAAACAAAAAAGCTAGACTTTGGTTTTTCAAGATATAATAATTCAGGACAGAACAGTAAAATAATACAATAAAAAATGGCAGGAGCTAAAGGACAAGTTACTCAATTTCCCAGCCAATCCGTAACAGACTCTGAAAAGAGTAGTAAAAAGTACGGACTGGAAGTGGCGAGAGGTATCCACAACGAATGGTTTAGAAAACAATCAGGTAGTGGCAGATTCGCAGAATCTAAAAGAAACTTTCATAAGTTAAGGTTGTATGCTAGAGGAGAGCAATCTACATCTAAGTACAAAGATGAATTTTCAGTAAACGGAGATTTATCATATTTAAACTTAGATTGGACTCCAGTACCTATTATTCCAAAATTTGTGGATATAGTAGTTAACGGTATGCAAGATAGACTTTTTACTATAAAAGCTTTTGCTCAAGACCCTACTGCAGTCAAAGAACGCACAGACTTTGTAGAATTTATATTAGAAGATATGAACTCTCAAGAAATGATTAGCGATATTGAATCGACTTTAGGTATTAACACTAGAAATGTTAGAGCTGAAGACTTGCCTTCTAACGAAGAAGAGTTAGAGTTGCATATGCAAATTGGATACAAGCAAAGTATTGAAATTGCTATTGAACAAGCTATTGATAATGTTTTTAAAAAAAATAAATATCACGAACTTAAAAAAAGATTAGATTACGACCAAACAGTAATTGGTATTTCTTGTGCAAAGCATACTTTTAATAACTCTGACGGTGTTAACCTTGAATACGTAGACCCTGCTAATTTAGTTTATTCTTATACAGAAGATCCTAATTTTGAAGATGTGTATTATTTTGGTGAAGTAAAAGAAATTACTTCAAATGAGCTTAAAAAACAGTTTCCTAATATTTCTGACGAAGACTTTAAAGATCTTGTTGAAAAATCTAGTGATAGCGATTTAAATGACTACTCTAATACAGGTTCAGATATTAATACGTTATCAGTAATGTATTTCAACTGGAAGACTTGGGAGAAAAGTGTTCATAAAATTAAAGAAACTTCTACTGGAGCTAGTAAAGCTATTAAGAAGGATGATACTTTTAATCCTCCTAAAGACCAAAGAAATAGATTTGAAAAAGTTTATCAAGCTAGAGAAGTTATATATGAAGGAGTACAAGTACTAGGCTCTGATAAAATACTAAAGTGGGAAAAAGCTTCAAATATGGTTCGACCTGATTCAAATACGAATCTAGTTATGATGAATTATGTTGCTAGCGCTCCTCGTATGTATAAAGGTAATATTGAAAGTTTAGTTAGCAGAATGGTAACATATGCTGATTTAATCCAATTAACTCATTTAAAGCTACAACAAGTGCTTCAAAGAATGACGCCTTCAGGCGTGTATATTGATGCTGACGGTTTAGCTGAAATTGATTTAGGTAACGGTACAAATTACAATCCACAAGAAGCTCTTAATTTATACTTCCAAACAGGTTCTGTTATTGGTAGATCTATGACGGTCGATGGTGAAATGAATGCTGGTAAAATACCAATACAAGAATTACCTGGTGGCGGTGGGCAGCAGTCTACACTACTTATCCAAGCTTACAACTATTACTTGAACATGATTAGAGACGTAACTGGCTTAAATGAAGCTAGAGACGGATCAGATCCTGATCAATACGCACTTGTGGGAGTTCAAAAATTAGCAGCAGCTAATTCAAATACAGCTACAAGGCACATACTACATAGTTCTTTATATATTACAAGTACTTTAGGAGAAGCTATTGCAATTAGGTTGAAAGACATAATGGAATTTCACCCGCAAAGAGATGCTTTAGTAAGCGGTATTGGCAGATTTAGCGTCGGTGCTTTAAAAGAATTGGATAGATTACATCTACATGACTTTGGTATCTTTTTAGAACTAGATCCTGATGAAGACGAAAAGCAGCTTGTTGAAAACAACATACAATTAGCTTTATCAAGAGATCAAATACAATTAGAAGATGTTATTGACGTAAGGCAAGTAAAGAATATAAAACTAGCTAATCAATTATTAAAATATAGAAGAGCTAAAAAATTAGCATTTGACCAAGAAAAAGCAGAAAGAAATATTGCTGCTCAATCTGAAGCTAATGGAAAGGCGGCACAGATGGCTGAAATGGCAAAAGCTCAAGCTGAAACCATTAAAACTGAATCTAAGATTAAATTATCTCAAGCTCAGGTGGAGTTTGATATTAAAATGCTTGAGGTTGAAGCTCAAACTAAAAGAGAACTAATGCAGTTTGAATTTGATTTGAATGTTCAATTAAAAGGTATGGAGCTAGATGCTAAAAAAGAAATAGCATCTGGGAAGGTAACAGAATCTGACATAACAGGACCACCATCAACGGCTAAACCTAAAAAATCATTTGAATCAAAAGGAAATGACGTATTAGGAGGCTTTGATATGAGTAGATTTGAACCAAGTTAAATTATTACTAACTATTATATATTATTAAATTATGAGTGAATGGACAGTTAAAGGAGTAGTGGATGACAATGAAGAAGCTACTTCAACATCTAGAGAACAAGATGTATTAGACAAAGCAGTTGACGAAGGTAAGGTTAATGCTGAGTATGCGGGGCGTGAAGAAAGCGAAGTGCCTAAAATAAAAATAGATGACTCAGGCAGTATTGAAACTCCTGCCGTTGCAGATACATCTGAAGAAGCTACTGAAGAAGTTACTGAAGAAGTTACTGAAGAAGCTGCTGAAGCTATTGAAGACGATTCTCCTCTTCAGCTAATAACAGAAGAAGACGAAG